CTGCAATGCTATTTCTGCATAGTGTCTTTCAATAGAGGTACCACTACATCTTGATTTTTTGCTTGAGAATACGGGCGGGCCCACCCTAATGTTGACAAAGGGGTCCCAAGGTCATACATATATGTAAGATTTAGACGATTAAAGACTTCGTTTTAGAAAAAGTAATAATATATGAGTTCTGAAAAAATTTTACAAAAAATTTCTGAGAAAGATATTAAAGAAAACTTAACTGAAGAACAATACACTGAATATCTTAAAAATGAAAAGATAGAAAAACTTGGAGCTGCCAAGCCGTATATCAAACAAGATTTTCTTTCTTTTGTCCAATATGTTTGGCCAGAGTTTATAGAAGGCTCTCATCATAAAATTATTAATAAAAAATTTAATGACCTCGCTGAGGGGAAAATTAAAAGACTGATCATTAACATGCCGCCAAGACATACGAAGTCGGAGTTTGCCTCATACTTACTCCCGGCATGGATGATTGGTAAAGATCCAAAACTAAAAATAATTCAAGCAACACACACAGCTGATCTTGCAATAGACTTTGGACGTAAAACTAAAAACTTAGTTGACGATACAGAGTATCAACAAATCTTTGATACTAGACTACAAGAAGATAGTCAGGCAGCAGGAAAATGGAAAACAGAACAAGGTGGTGAATATTTTGCAGCCGGTGTTGGTGGAGCAATCACAGGTCGTGGTGCTGATCTATTAATCATTGACGATCCACACAAAGAACAAGATATTAAAAAAGATAGTAAGTCTTTTGACAAAGCATGGAACTGGTACACGTCAGGTCCACGTCAACGTTTACAGCCAGGCGGTAAGATAGTTTGTGTTATGACTCGTTGGTCTACAAAAGATCTGACTGGACAATTAATCAAGGCCCAGGGAGAGGATGATTCAGATCAATGGGAAGTTGTCGAGTTACCTGCAATACTACCAAGTGGTAAACCTGTTTGGCCAGAGTATTGGGATATCAAAGAATTAGAAAAAACTAAAGCTTCAATACCTGTATCTAATTGGAATGCTCAATATATGCAGCAGCCAACAGCTGAAGAAGGAGCTATTATCAAAAGAGATTGGTGGAGAAACTGGGAAAAAGAAGATCCACCACAAATAAAATATAAAATTCAATCTTACGATACAGCCTTTTTAAAAAAAGAATCTGCTGACTTTAGTGCTATAACTACCTGGGGAGTCTTTGAAACAGAAGACAATGGAGATAATATAATACTATTAGCAGCGTTTAAAGACAGGTACGAGTTCCCCGAACTACGTAGAGTTGCTCATGAAGAGTATCTCTGGTGGCGTCCTGACATGACTTTGATCGAGGCCAAGGCAACAGGGATACCTCTAACAGCCGAATTAAGAAAGATGGGAATACCAGTTGTTAACTTTACACCGAGCCGAGGAAATGATAAACATGTCAGAGTAAACTCAGTTTCGCCACTTTTCGAGGCCGGCAAAGTGTGGGCCCCGATGCATGAACATTTTGCCCAAGAGGTGGTAGAAGAGTGCGCTGCGTTTCCAAATGGTGATCACGATGACTACGTTGACTCCATGACACAAGCGCTAATGAGAATACGACAAGGGGGATTGATTCAACACCCAGAGGATTACAAAGATGAACCAGTTCCTAAAAAACGTATAGAATATTATGGCTAGTAGAACTTTAATAGATACAGCATTAAAACTTTATCAAAGTTTAGGTGGTAATGTAAGCAAGGTCCTTGGTACCCGAACCAATGTCAACTTTTTAGGTAAAGGTAAATCTTCAGAATTAATGGTCGACATGGACATCAACACTGATGCATTAGGTGTTCTACCACAATCAAAAGCTGTAGAAGAATTAGAATCCTCGATGGGTTATTTAACTTCAGGTAAGTTAAACGATATTCAAGCAAATAAATTAATCTCTAACATGCAGAAGATGAAAGAGTTTTATAATCCACCTGCAGCTCCAGCAAACATCACGGATCTGGCAACAGGGACCAGGAATCTAGACAAAGAAGGTTTAATGTCATTAAGACAAGCAGATGATTTACCACCAGGTGATCCTGATTTACCACCACCAGGAAGTCGTGGTGAACCGGGGGATGTTGCAGCACCGTTTGCGTCTGCAGAAGAAACGATAAAAAATTTAGCAAAGTCAGAAGGTGTTGATGCAGCAGAAACCATCTTACCAACAGGTAAAGGTTTAGAAACACTTAAGAATGTGCAGAATAATAATTTAATCGTAAATGATTTAGTAGATAAAATTTATTTAAACGCAGGTGTAGCACCTGCAGCTCAACCAGTCGTTAGAGGAAATGCTAGAGACTTTTTAAATAGAATAAAAGATTTAAGTGATGAACCAGGTAACACAACTCTATCTGATATTATGGAAGTAGATGATTTTAAATTTATGACCGAAGGTGGTGGCGGTGGTATGGGTGATCCATTACTACTAGTACAAAAATACTTTGGCCCAAAAGTTGCATCAGCTGTTGCAAGATTAGATGGACCAACTGATGTACAATTGTTTGCAGAAAGATTAGTTAGTGTCAAAGACTCAGCCGGTCGATCAATTACTGACAGAAGATTTAATCCAGAAACTGTAGACATTTCTGATTTTGAATTTGCAGATGGTGGTCGTGTACCATTCTTTAGAGGTAAACTTGTAGGCAAAGCTTTAGGTCTTGCAAAGAAAGCTGCACAGCAAGGTGGAAAGAAAATGGGATATGGCGACATACGTAAGTATGGATTAGAAGCAGAAGATATCTCATTACTATTTAGAAATGTAGCAATGGATAAAAGTTTGGTTGGTAAAGAAAAAACTTTATATATGCAAAGACTAAACCAGGTTTTAAAAAATCCTGATGACTTTCCAGAAGGTATTAGAGAAATACAACAGATGTTAGGCATTGACCCAATAGGTTTCAAAGGCGGCGGCCTAGCAGAAATCCTGGAGGTGTAATGTCTTACGGCGCGTATATAGCAGCATTAGAACAATTAATTCAAAACGGAGAAACAGAATTTCAAAGCATGAATGCTTTGAAAGATCGGATAGAAGAAATTACAGGAAAAAGACCTGGTGGTAGTTTTCAAAGAAATCAAGCAGATTATAAAAGTTTATTGTCACAATTTACTTTTAAAAGTTTTATAGAAAAAGCACCTAAAACAGATTTATCAAAATTTAAACTTACAAAAAGTTTAGCTAAAAAAGTTAAGGACCTAAACGCTTTACACAAAGGTGTGTATTTTGATGTTCAAAAAACTAAAAATGGACATGATTATTTAAGATTAAAATTTAATCCAAACATACCTCTTTCGAATATTAAAGACATGGGTGACATAGGCCCACCAACAGAAAAAACTTTTAACAACATGTCTAAAATAATAAAAACAGTTATCACCTCTCCAGAATATATTGGGTATAGTAAACCGACACTAGAACGGGCTGATATAAACAGAAGAAAAAGACAGTTAGAAAGAGCTAGAAAAACACAAGCTGATCCAACTGATATTTATAAATCTATCCAACAATTAAAATTACAGATATCTAAAGATATGGGTTTTGGACCCATTGCAAGTGATGTGCATGTTCACCACGGTGCAATCAAAACAGCTAAAACAAATTTAAACAACATGGCTTTTATATTTGGCAAAGAATTTAATAATGCTGACGATATGAAAATTTTAGAAACAGAGCTTGCAAAATTAAACAATACTACAAATAGATTATTAAAAAAGAAACCAGAGGGCTATAAAGAATTAATTAAAGAACAAAATCTAGCTAAAAATATTTTACTTAATAAATATAAAAACACACCGATAGCAGGATTAAACGAAGCTACAGAAGTATTTTTTGATAGCAATGATAAACCTATTTTAAGAAGAATAAAAATGGATCCTGCAAAAACTATAGGTCAAGGAAGTGCTGTTGGTGAAATAGATTTTTTAACAGCTACACCTGGTCAAAGAGAAAAAATATTAACTGCAGCGGGAGAAAACTTTACAACACAATTAAAAGCTTACGTATCAACACTAGATAAAAAATCACCGGAGTTTAAACAAATTTGTACATTGACTGCTGCAACGGGTGGAACTGCATCTAGTTGTATTAAAAGAATTGATCAGGACCCTGTAGGTATTGCTAAAAAAATAACTGAAGTAGAAAAACCTGTAGGAAGATTAGCTGCATTTAAAAACGCAGCATTAGGATTTTTAAAATCACCAGGAGCAAAAACATTTGGTATTGCTGGTGCAGCAGGAGCAGTTGGAGCTGCACTTGTAAAAGAATTTAATAACAATGATCCAACAACTTATTTATCAAATGAAGATCAACAAAAAAGTATGTTGGTTGCAATGGCAACAGATCCGATAGCAACAGATTTTGATAGACCAGATATTTTAGATTATCAATTACCTGCAGCGGGTGCATTAGTTGCAGGATCTACACTTGCAACTGCACCAAAAACAATCAAAGCAAGTAAATCAAGAGGCTTTGGTGTAGAAAAGAAAAGACCAGGTATTGTTAAAACAGGTTTTAGAACTTTAGGAAGAGGTTTAGGAGTTGCAGCATCACCAGGATTATTAGCACCATTAGCTGCTATGGATATCACTAGTCAGGTAGCAGAAGGAGACTCACCATTAGATATTGCAACAGATCCATTAAATTATTTATATCCTGCATTTGCAGATCAGACACCAAAACTAACCAGAGGATTACCTTCAGCAGCTAGAAAAGTTGCTAGTTTAGGGTTAGGTAGACTAGGATTAAAAGCACTTTCAAGAGCAGGCATAGCTGGACTTGGATTATCTTTAGGTATACAAGGTTATAACTTATTAAAAGATTAATGGTAAAATTAATTCCAGGAGGGGGACCACCCCCAAAAAGAGGCCCTAACCCACAGGGGTTGAATGTACCTGGAAAAAAGATTATAGTAGTAACGAACTCGGAGAAAAAGAATGTCAATAATGGACAAGGCTCTACCAAACGTAGTAGAGCAAAAAGTAACAACGCCTAGCGAACAAGAGGTCGCTTTAGCAGAAGAACAAGTTGCAGAATCACAAGGTGGTGAGGGCGTCGATGTACAAGAAAATGAAGATGGTTCGGTAGATATAAATTTTGAACCAAACAAAGTTAATCAACCAGATACAGAATCTCATTTCGACAATTTAGCAGATTTATTACCTGAAGATATTTTAGGTAGATTAGGTTCTGATCTTTTTGATAATTATATGAATTACAAATCTTCTCGTAAAGAATGGGAAGATAGTTATGTAAAAGGTTTAGATCTTTTAGGATTTAAATACGAAGATAGAACACAACCCTTTGCCGGAGCCTCTGGTGTTACACACCCAGTTTTAGGTGAGGCAGTCACACAGTTTCAAGCACAAGCTTACAAAGAATTACTTCCAGCTAGAGGTCCTGTTCACACTCAGATCATGGGTGTAATAAACAGACAAAAAGAAGACCAGGCTAGTCGAGTAAAAAACTTCATGAACTATCAGCTCATGAATAAGATGAAAGAGTATGAACCCGAGTTCGATCAGATGCTTTTTTATCTCCCTCTAAGCGGCTCTGCTTTCAAGAAAATTTATTACGATGAACTTCTTGACAGAGCCGTATCTAAATTCATACCATCAGATGATTTGATAGTTCCGTATACAGCTACATCTATTGAAGATGCAGAAGCAGTTGTACACAGATTAAAAATGTCAGAAAATGATTTAAGAAAAAAACAAGTATCAGGTTTTTATAGAGACATAGAGATATCACCTGGCTACACACAAGATTCAGAAATAGATAAAAAAGAATTAGAGATTGAAGGTGTAAGAAAATCAAAAGACGAAAATGATTTTACAATTTTAGAATTTCATACCGATCTAGATTTAGAAGGTTTTGAAGATTTAAGTCCTGAGACTGGAGAAATGACAGGAATTAAATTACCTTATATTGTAACACTCGATCAAGGTAGTAAAGAAGTTTTATCTATTAGAAGAAACTACAAACAAGGTGATCCACTTAGAAAAAAGATAGATTACTTTGTACACTTTAAATTTTTACCTGGTCTAGGTTTCTATGGCTTTGGTTTAATACATATGATTGGTGGTCTATCTAAGACTGCAACAGCAACATTAAGATCTTTGATTGATGCAGGAACTTTTTCAAACTTACCTGCAGGATTTAAACAAAGAGGTATTAGACTTAGAGATGAAGCTGAAGCAATCAAACCTGGAGAGTTCAGAGATGTAGATGCACCAGGTGGTAACATAAGAGATGCATTTATGCCATTACCATTTAAAGAACCATCAGGAACATTATTACAATTAATGGGTGTTGTAGTTCAAGCGGGTCAAAGATTTGCAGCTATTGCAGATATGCAAGTTGGTGATGGTAATCAAGGTGCTGCTGTAGGTACAACTATTGCATTATTGGAAAGAGGTTCAAGAGTTATGTCAGCAATACACAAAAGAATGTATGCTGCAATGAAACAAGAATTTAAATTATTAGCTGAAGTATTTTCACAATACTTACCACCAGAATATCCTTACGATGTTGTTGGTGCACAAAGAACGATTAAACAAACTGACTTTGATGACAAGATTGATATTATACCAGTTGCAGATCCAAACATATTTTCACAATCACAAAGAATTAGTTTAGCACAAACAGAACTACAACTTGCGATGTCTAATCCACAGATACACAATATGTATGAAGCATACAGAGATATGTACGAAGCAATCGGTGTAAAAAATATTGATCAAATATTGCCACCACCTCAACAACCTATGCCGATGGATCCAGCGTCTGAAAATATTATGGCAATGTCAGGCAAACCTTTTCAAGCATTTAAAGGTCAGGATCATAGATCACATATTACAACTCACTTAAATTTTATGGCTACAAATTTAGCTAGAAATAATCCTGCAGTTCTTGGTGCATTAGAAAAAAATATATTTGAACACATTGCATTTATGGCACAAGAGCAAATAGAAGTAGAATTTATGCAAGAGTTACAACAACTACAACAATTACAAATGGCAATACAACAAAATCCAATGTTACAACAAGATCCAAATACACAACAACAAATTTTAACTGTAACTTTATCGTTAGAAGCTAGAAAATCTCAACTGATTGCTGAAATGACTCAAGAATTTAAAGAAGAAGAAAATAAAATCATGGGTGCATTTGGAAATGATCCTATTGCTAAACTAAAAGCAAGAGAATTAGACCTAAGAGCAATGAATGATGAGAGAAAAGCAGAGGATGCAGACCAAAGATTAAACTTAGATAAGATGAAAGCTATGATGGCACAAGAAAATAACGAAGATAAACTAGATCAAAACGAAGATTTAGCAAAATTAAGAGCAAATACATCAATTGAAAAAACAATTTTAAGTAAAACTATACCTTCAGCACCAAAAATGGACAAACCAATTGGTAATGTAGCTATAATTAGAGGTAAAAGGTAAAAATTATGTGGTTTTCAGCAATAAAATTAGCAATTTCTGCAGGAAGTAAGATATATGCTAACAAACAGAAGACAAAAATGGCAATGTCAGAGGCACAACTCTTACATGCTGATCGAATGGCTCGAGGTGAGGAGCAATATCAAGGTAAATTATTAGAAGCACGACAATCAGACTGGAAAGACGAGGCAGTTTTGATAATTCTCAGTTTGCCCGTAGTAATTTTAGCCTATGCAGTCATAAGTGATGATCCAACAGCTATGGAAAAGGTAAAATTGTTCTTTGAGATGTTCTCGCAGCTCCCGTCATGGTTTACTAATCTTTGGATACTTGTAGTTGCGAGCATATATGGTATAAAAGGAACACAAATATTCCGAAATGGAGGAGGAAAAAAATAATGAAGAAAAAACTAAAAAAATTTCTTAAAAGAGCATTACCAGTAGCAGCTTTAGCAGCTGGTGCAACAATGCTTGGTAAAAAAAGAAGACAAGCAAATGAAATGAAAGATTTTTTAGCAACTGAAGGTGGA